ACTCTGTTCAGGAGATGAAGAAGGATTGGCCCGAATGAGTGAGTTTACTAACGAGGGTTTTAACATTGGCTATCTGACAGGCAAACTGTCTGAGCGTGAACGCATCCTCGAACTACTCAAAGAGGAGTTCGGTGAAGACTATTACGAAATGGGAGTCTGCGGTCAGATTGTAAAACTTATCAAGGGAGAGAACTAGTGACTATTTGCAACCGTTGCGGAACAGAAGTTACTTTTGACGAAGTCTCAGAGGGGTACTTTGCTTTTTGCCCTGAGCACTACGAAGACCTCTACAAAATCGAGACACGACAACTGTGAAGTATATGGGGAGCAAGGCTCGCTTTGCTAAGGAACTACTCCCAATCATTCTTGCTGATAGGCAGGATGGTCAGTGGTATGTCGAACCGTTTGCTGGTGGAATGAATATGATTAGCGAAGTTGACGGAAACCGAATTGCTAACGACAACCACCCGTACCTAATAAAGATGTGGGAAGCACTCGTCAATGGCTGGAAGCCCGAGGAGTATTCGAGAGATGAATACTACGAAGTCAAAGCCCAAATGAACTCACTGCCACTACACATCGTCGGTTGGGTTGGCTTCAACTGCTCCTACTCTGGTAAATGGTTTGATGGCTACGCTGGAAAAACTCAAACTAAAAATAGGAAAATCCGCGACTACCAAGAAGAAGCAAGAAAGAATGTTTCTTCACAAGTCCAGCATCTACAGGGCGTAGTATTTACCAATTTCTCATACGATGACATGAGCATTCCAGCGAACAGCATCATCTATTGCGACCCACCATATCGAGGGACTAGAAAGTATCTCTCTATAATTAATCACGACCATTTTTGGGACTGGGTTCGTGGACTTCATCAAGACGGTCACAAAGTTTTCGTCAGCGAGTATTCTGCTCCAGATGACTTTACTTGCGTATGGCAGAAAGAAACAACGTCAAGTATTTCCGCCAACTCAGTGAATAATGGGACAACAAAAAGCGTAGAGAAACTATTTACAATCATCAAGGGAGATAACTAATGTCCACCAAGTTTAAGCACAAGTGCAACATCCTCGCTGATATTTGGCTCAACTACCGCAACGACGAGGACTTCGTTGATTTTATTGAGTACAACGATATGGGCCTCCCGCTGGCTTACGCCATTGCCGAGGGTATTGTCGAGAGCACCCCGCTCGCTAAGACTTTCGTCGAAGAGACGTTTGACCTTCTACTTTCAGGGCTCGACGTAGAAGAAGACACAGGCTTCAAGAACCTCGACGAGATTCTCTAAGGAAAAAACTGATGAACCCAAAAATAATAATAGGCGTCTGCACCGAGTGTGGAGTCGAGGGTAAGGTCCGCAGTAGTGGCTTGTGCATCAAGGACTACGCGAAGCATTGGCGTGAAAAGACTAGAGAAACTCCCTGCAAGATTGAGGGGTGCGATAGAGGTTGTAAGTCACGGATGATGTGCGACTTACACTATTCTCGTTACATAAGAGCGCAGAGAGCACAGGCTAGTAGACAATCGGCTGTTCGTGTGATTGCAAATGAGGAGAAGAATAGAATTGTTCTTCTTCTACGAAAGTATGGTCAGCACCGCGCAGCAGACATTGTTGCTGTCAGCACTAGCACGGTCGGACTCTAGAGTTCCGAAGTTAGGGGCTTCCTACCAGCACGAGTGCGATTAGGATTATCACTTTTTTCAGGAGTGAATATCCGCAACTCTCCAATGTTGACGACTTGACCACGACTTCGCGCTCGTCGAATGTCCGAGCGTTCACGGGGCGTCAGCCCTCCCCAGATACCTATTCTCTCTTCTTTTAGGATTGCCCATTCGGCACATCGAATCTGATAAGGGCATCCAGAGCAAATCTGCTTGGCTAGTTTACGTCCTGCGTAAATCTGTGATGCCGCTACTCCTTCCTCGGAATCGATGAAGAAAATGTCTGGAGCAGTTTCCGCACAAAGAGGGGGTCCTTCCGCATCATTCACAAAGGTGGGCAGGAGGTCTTTGGGGAGTTCAATCATATGTCTATCGTATCGCGCTGCTCGGAGCAGCGCAAGTTTGCTGGGTTTTTTGTGCAGAAAAGTGCACCAGTTTTATCAGCCCCCTTCAACTTCTTATATACTACGTAGAAAGTAAAATGTTATATTAATTCTCATGTTTTGCCCAGTAAAATAAAGGATTTTTCCCGTGTTACACTTGAACTCTGCTCCTCGAATGGCACCCCAAATTTCGTGCCCGAGGAGCATTATCTATCCCCCCGCAACCTCTACACAACAAGGAGACAGTACCTCTATGAACCCTAACGAGACCTCTGACAACGTCAACGGCTTCTACGTCCCGATGGACCCAATGGACCTTTTGCAGTGTGACTCCTGCCAGTAAGACCCCACAACCAAACAGCAAGCGCCTCGTCTTAGGACGGGGCACTGCTATCTCTACCACAACAACAAGAAAGAATATATAAATGCCAATCTTAGGGACAGGGCTTCAGGACGGCCTGCTGCTTAAACCAATTCGCTACCAGTGGGCAATGGACTTGTATAATCAAGCAGTCGCCAACACGTGGTTCCCCAACGAAATTCAACTCGGCGAAGACATCGCCGACTTCAAGAAGATGACCGATGAAGAACAGCACGCAATCACTTTCCTCATGTCGTTCTTCAACCCTTCGGAACTTATCGTCAACAAGGCTCTCGCCTTTGGTGTTTACCCTTACCTGAACGCAGCGGAGACTCACCTCTACCTCGCTAAGCAGATGTGGGAAGAAGCAAACCACTGCATGTCGTTTGAGTACGTCCTCGAGACGTTCCCTGTTGACCGCGACACCATCTACGCCCAGCACGTCGACCACCCTGCAATCGCCAACAAGGAAGCGTTTGAGGTCAAGTACATTCAGCGCATGACTGAAGAGCGTCTCGACATCACCACCATCGAGGGAAAGCAGGACTTCCTCCGCAACCTCATTGCTTACTCAGTCATCATGGAAGGTATTTGGTTCTACACGGGATTCATGGTTGCCCTAAGTTTCCGCCAGCGTAACCTCCTCCGCAACTTCGGCTCACTAGTTGATTGGATTGTTCGTGACGAGTCGCTCCACCTCAAGTTCGGAATCAACCTCATCCTCACGGTGTTGGAAGAGAACCCCGACATCGTCACCGACGAGTTTGTTGCAGAGGTTAAGAGCATGATACTCGAGGCTGTTGACATGGAGATTGAATACAACAAGGCGATGCTTCCCAACGGTATCCTCGGACTCAATCACGAATACATCAGCATGTACACCAAGTACATTGCGGACCGTCGTCTCGAGGAACTTGGCTTCGCTCCCCACTACAACGTCGCTAACCCCGCGAAGTGGATGGCAACCGCCAATGACACTCTGCAACTCGTGAACTTCTTCGAGTCCACCAACACTTCCTACGAAGTGAACGGAGCAACCAAGTAATGTGCGACGGCAACTGCACTTGCGGTAAAGGCAAGTAGTTCCCAAAAATCAAAGTTGCTGGTTATGCTACCATTTTACTGTAGTAAACAATAGCCATCCTATGAAAGGGAACACCATGTCAGAAATCGACGAGACCCCAGAGGTCGAAATCGAAGAGGCCGAAGAGACCCTCGCGGTTGAAGAGGTCGAAGAAACCGAAGAGGTCGTAGAGGCCGAAGAGGTTGACGCAGATGAAGAAGACGCAGCAGAAGACGCTGAGTAGTCTTTAACAAGAGAAGCCCCCTCGCAAGAGGGGGTTTCTTTTGTTACACTTGAAAGATGACAAAAGACTTCAACCCACACTTTGACGTTGACTTTGCACGGGGGCTCGTAGGCGAGAACCTTGTTGCCGACTTAGCAGGCATGACCGTTGAGGTCAAGACTGACTATCTAGCATGGAAGACAGGCAACTTCTATATCGAGACGTGGCAATACCGAGCAGATGACGCGAGCGACAAGCGCCTCTCTGGTATCAACGTCACTACCGCCGACTACTGGTGCTTCGCTGGTCCCGCTGGACGAGGACTTATCTTCATCAAGACCGAGGACCTCAAGCAGATTATTCGCGATACCGACCCGCCAGAAGTTCATCAGCGAGTCGCCAACGACTACAGCAACGCATCCATCGGGAGACTTGTCCCTGTTAGGGATGTCCTAAATAAAATCGTCTCACTCTAGACACCCTTCTAACCCTGTGCTATCCTGTCCATTATGGCACGAAAGAAAAAGATAGACACTCCTCGTCTTGACGATGCTTGGGTAGTCAACACTGAAATTCAAATCAATGGGCGCTGGGTCTACCCGGGAACTGAACTCAAGATTGCTGGAGAACGCGGTCGCTTTCGTTTCATTAAGCACGTCATCACTGAAAAGGGTGTTGAGTGGATTGATGTGTGGGGCGGAACGAAGAACTCCGAGAACTGGAGAAGTTTCCGCCTCGAGCAGGTCAAGACTGTTCACTACAAGAATCGCACTGTTCAGAATCTTGCTCAAGAGTATAAGCAGAAGTTAAAAGATAAGCGAGAAGAACAAGAGTAGAATCATCTCAACACGACAATGACGTCGTCACAATAGCGCTTCGGTCCACCTTCCCCTCTCGGACCGAGGCGTTTATTGTTGGTACAATAGAGGGGTAGCGAGCGCTACGTTCAGTCCACCGAAGGAGTTGCCTATGCCACCCGCCAAAGAACTGATACAGATGAGAACACACCAACTTACTAAATAGGAGGTGGTCATCATCTCTCAAAGCGCCTCGCTATTGCGGGGCGTTTTGGGTTTTAGCGCCTGACAGTAACTCCATGTACTTTCTACATGCTTCGACGTTCTCGACCAAAGTAATGGTTCCGTACGGTCGAGTGTTGTCTAGATACTGGGCAATCCCTAACTGGCGCAATCTATCTGAGAAGATGACGTACTCGTAGCGCCCACTGTCATCAATGTATGACACATACGGCAGGACATCACGGTGGATGAGATACGTGCAATGTACTAAGTCGATGTCGAGCAGTCCGCGTATCTCACGAGCAAGTATCTTCCAATACATGTCGTTGTTCTCAAAGTACCCATTCGACGTCACGACGTTGTGGTAGTTGGAGTAGAACTCGCGGTGTGGTTCTTCTGCTTCCGTGTATGCGTACATCAGCATTGGCGACACGACTCCGACACCCCACCTAACCAGTGAGCGCAGTGTGTGCGGGAGCAGGAAGTTGTCTACGTCACAGACGAAGTAGTAGTCGGCTTGTAGCGCAATAGATTTTTCAATGCTGTCTTGACGGATTTTAGCCAACACAGAGAAGCGTTCTTGGTTCCATTCGTGCACATCGTATTTCTCTACGGGCACGTCGACGTCGTCGTAAACCTCGTATACGGCTAGGTATTCTTTACCATGCTTGTCAATCCAGCCCCGCAGAATGGCTTCTGTGGCGTCTGTATTGTTGTTGGAGCGCACGTACAGAATCATCCGCTTCTTCGGATAGTCCAGCGCCTCTAGGCAGTCCAGCCAGTACGGAAGAACAATTTCCTTTTGCTTGGCAAGTATCGCCACAAAGACGATGGGCTCAAGAGCCACTAGTCCAAGAACTCCGCAAGGTCAGCGAGAAGAGCAGGCTTGGGCTTTGCACCCGTAATTGACTTCTTGATTTCTCCGCCAACAAAGACGCGCATCGCGGGGATGGAAGCAATGCCGTACTCGACAGCCAGTTCGGCGTTTTCGGCAGAGTCAATGTCAACCTTGACGGTCAACAGTCCCTCGTTCTCTTCCCCGATGACGTCGACAATCGGGCCAACGGCTCGGCATGGTGCACACCATTCAGCCCAGAAGTCAACAAGTACAGGCTTGTCCGACTCGAGTACTACCGTGCGGAACTCATCAGTCCCGTTTACGTTTTGTGACATCTTTTTCTTCCTTTGCCATTTCTACAATTTTGTCGAAGTTCGGGGAAACAACTCCCAGCAGTGGCTGGAGGTTTTCCTGCTTCTGCATCTTCTTTGCTTGACGTATGTCCACCAGAACTTGAATAAGACGAGCAAGTACAACAGCGATAATGAATCCAGCAACGACAAGAGATATCCCCTGCCATTGAATCGATGTCGGCTCTACCATGACTAGTCCTTCGAAGGTTTGTGGTTGTTAATTATGAAGTCCAGTAAAACTACTGTTGCTTTTTCGCGCTCTCGGTTGAGAACATATTTCAGTGCACCAAGTGAAATAATAAGTATTCCAACAAATAAGAGCACTGCGCTAATAAGTTCAATCATCTTTACGCTCTACAGCGAGCGATATTTTTCGCCACGCTTCATCTAGGACAACAGCAACAAAGAAAGCAAGCAGACCAACTGCTATCGCAAGAAGACCCCAGCAAACAAGAAGGAGAAATATGGCTAACATAGTTCCACTTTTCCTTCTTGAAATGCCTTGATAATCCTTGGAGTCATAAAGAATAGTTGTTCTCGCGACTCGCATGTTCCACATCCGCAGAACGGTTCCCCTGACACGGTCTCAAAGTCTGAACCTTCGTCGAGTGAGGTCCAGCAATCCATCATGTATTCTTCGAGTCCGTGCTCAAGTTCTTGAGCCCACTCGACGTCGTTGACTACAAATTCAGGTTTGGTCATGGTTAGCCTTCCGCGCCCAACTTGGGTGCTTGCACCCAATTGTACAGGGGCCGCCCACTTTTCTGGACGATATTGCCACCCTCTTCTGCCGTGTCAACTTCCAACACAACGCGGGGATACGTAGAAAAGTATTCTCGAATTTCGGATAGCCTCAGTTTGGTGTCGCTTCCGTCCATCAGGAAACGCTCTGAGACTTCGACTAAATCGTCAATCTTCTGGAGGATGGTAGATGAGATACCAAAAATTTCAATTTCTTCTACGGAAGTGTTCACGTTGAATCTATCCTTCAGCCAAGTAAGTAGTTCTTGTTCCTCTGCTTTATCGAGAATCACGCAAACTCCTACTAATCTTCGTCGTCGTCATCTTCCAAGTCTTCGTACTCTTCTTCGTAGAGGTCGATTACATGGTCGAGTGCATCATCTGCAGCGGATGGGAGGAACAGACGTCTCAGCGAGACAACCTCTTCTCCATTAGCGTACACCTCAACTTCCCATGTAGCGCCGTCATCAGGCGTGTAAAAGTCAATGCGGTACTTAGGGACTGTGGAATCTTTGTTTACCATACCCAAATTGTATCAGACATCTGATAACATAGACCCATGATTGGTGCAAAAGAAACTATCCACGTATCGTGGGCAACTAATGGCCTTGTCGACAACTATTTCATGGTTAGTCTGCTCGATATCTTCCGCGACCCCGCATACCCCATCGGTTCGTTCAACAGTATTCAGGGAACTGGACTTCTGTCGAAGACCCGCAACCTTATGGTCAAGCATTTCCTTGAGCAGACAAAAGACGATTGGATGTTGATGGTTGATTCTGACCAGTTCATCTCACTTCCGTCGTTTGAGAAACTGCTCGCGGGTGCAGATAAAACCATTATCCCTATTCTTTCGGGCCTCGTGTTCTCTTCTCCGTCACAGACGGAAATTAGGCCGTATCCCTGCATCTTTGATTTTGATAGTGAGGATAACGTCGCTCCCGTCTACGACTACCCTGAAGATAAAATCATTCAGGTCTATTCGGCTGGGACTGGATGCTTGCTCATTCATCGTCGCGTTCTCGAGCATCTTCGCAATCTGCACAAGGAGGACTTTGGTCCTGACTGGGCGTGGTTTCAAGATGGTCCGATTGGGAACAACATCTGGTTGTCAGAAGACTTGATGTTTGCTGAGAAGGTAAATGCAGCGGGCTATCAAATCCACGCTCACACGGGAGCAGTAATTCCTCACCACAAGTCATTGTGGATTACGGACGCACACTTCCGCGCGTCTCGACCAGCAGTTGCTAGTCCAGACCCTGAATCTTGATAAAGAAGACATCGTCCCACGGGACCATGAAGTCGTCTTCTGACCCACGTTCAAGGTAGATTGCAACATCATCTGCCCACACAACTTTGGCATTTAGTTCTCCGTTGCTCATCCCGTCGGCATCTTTGTACATAATGTCAATTTTCTTGTCTGGAGCATTACTAATCTGTCGCGGAGTATATGGACCGGGATGTATGGGGCTACTGATTGTGTAGTAAACCTTGTCAGGGTCGAACACGACTAGAAGTCTTTCATCATCTGTTCGTAGTCTTTTTCTGCTTTGTCAGGGTCATAGATAAACGCAAGGAACTCAGCAATCTGGCGGTAACGGACAGCATCGTTGCCTTTACCTTGGTCCATTGCCATGTCTTCTTGCATCTTTAGGACAGTCTGGACACGGGTACGCTCAGCCTCGATGCCCTCTTCATACCCGTCGTTGTATCCGTCCGAGTACGAGTGTTCAGTTCCAGCGTCATAGCCTTTGTCCCACTGCTTTTCCAGCAGTGCATCAATCATTTTGATTAGTTTCTTTTTATTAGACAAGGTAGTCCTCCCAGTAAAAACTAGTTACTGGTGTCGTTAGACGAATAGTTCGCTCCATCGGGTCGTTGACCTCAAGTGGTGGCTCAAGGAAAATGACAAGTTCTTGTCCAGCCTTTGGCTGTTTGTGAAACCCGTAGTACTCAACCCACTGGGCGTCTTTGCGGAGGATGTCTTTCGCATTAACTCGACGCATTTTTCCATCTAGGAATTGATAAGAACTTCCCGACTCAGTCTCTACAAACAATGAATTCATTCGGGGTCGTCCACATCGGTAATGTCAAATTCTTCTTCGACTTCTTGCGACTCAACTACTTCAGGCTCAGCAGGTCCGTGAACTCGCTCACTAATGACATGCATGGCGTAAACGTATCCCGCCTTGTATCCCTGAATAAACTCGGTGTCGCCCTCAACGGGAGGAGTCATCTTGATAAGCAACTCCAATATGGCGTCTTGCTCCCGAAGTTCACCCTCGTGGATAAACATGTTGGCAACCACTTCTTGGTCGCTCGTCTCAAAGTCCAAGTTAATGGATGCATAACCCTCACGGGCTGGTCGAATGTTGTCAGTCATACTTAAATAGTATCAGATACCTTGGGATACGGCAATACTTGATATCGCAACTTACTCGTCAACTCTTTCCTGCGTGATTTTGAGCCACGGAGCATCACATATCGGTGCTTTCGGGGTCGCTCTCCACGGGTCATGCGGGAACCAAAGTGCGCCTTTGCACCGTTGACGCCACCGTATTCGTCGAACAAGTGTCGCGTGTGCTTGGCGGGTTGACCGTCAATGTGCCACTCGACGTGTTTGTCGGACATTCCCGTGTAAATCCAGTTGGTTGCTTGGTAGACAACGCCAATATGCCCTGCACCAATCTCGGCATAGGAGACAATAATGTCGTACTCACGTGGGAGTGAGCGAAGTCCGAACCCAATCAAACGCGACTCTGTGTTCTTGGGAGTTCCGTCTTTAATCCAGAGACGAGTAAGTTCCAGAACATTTACCGCTTCTTCAACACCGCACAATCCAACGCACAACGCACGGGACGCAGGTTTACCAAAGATGACACAGCCAATCATTTCGTCACCTTCGAACATTCCGTAGGCGAACATTGCTTGTGCTTTGCGGTGGAGGTAGTGACCGACCATCTGAAACTCGTTTGCGGTACGACCTTGAATCGCACGCAGGTCGTAGTCTCTAGGTGATGTCACGAATGTTCTCCAGCACGTCTGAAACAGGAATGTGAGCAAGCCACGTTGACTTGTCTTCAACTCCAAACGATACTACATAGTTGTCTCCGTGTCGAACCATTCCAGAAGCATACTCGACAGGCAGGTCTTGGAATCGGAACTCGTCTGAGAGTCCGATGATGCGACCTTCGGAGTTGTAGCGAACAAACATGTGCGTGTAGTGTCGAGTGACGGGATAGTGCACTATCATTCTGTTGTTGTTGAACACAGGGTCTTTTGCTCGCTTGTCGTGCGTCAGATGTACACACGCAATGTAGGTGTCATCTCCGAGAGGAATTAACTGTGTTCCACCACGAAGCGCTGGTAAGCCTTTTTGTGACGCTACTTCTTTGAATTTGTTTTTGATGACGACCAAGTTAGGGCCATATATAAAATCAAACCCGCCACTACCATCAGTAGTGCGCGTCCAATTCTTTTCGACACGTAGTTCCCTTCTCGCTTTGTAAACTTCTTGTAGTCTAGCACTCATTGACTTTTCGTCAAAACTAAATCGTGCCATGCGCCCGATACCATGCTCGGCATGTGGAATGTCGAGAATTGTCGCCATAAACTCCCAGCCACCATTGCGCCAGTACAAACGAGGGTCTTCTGCTCCGCGAGTTAGTGGTGGGTCTGCTTGCACGTCGACGCGACTGTAAGACTCGAGTCCCCACATGTCTTCAGTTAGACGACCAAACCAGACTCGAGTTTCAACGTATGTCCCGACAGTGAGATGCACTTTTGGTCGAGGCTCACCGAATATGTAGTTGCTTGACCGCATTGTCATCCCGTACCCAGAACCGTCTCCTGCTTCGCAGATTGACGGGTTGAACGCAGACCAACGGTTAAACTCTTCTCCTGTTTCAGGAAGAGTGAGAACATGCTTCACAACAAGATTTCGTGTGAGACTCGTCACAGGAGGAAGCATGAACTCGGACATTTAGTCTCACTACTCAGTAAATGGTGCCATTCGGTCAAGTGGGAATCGCCAACCACTAATGTACTCATCCCAGTATACATCGTTACCAATGACATCGTCGGCTTTCACCCAGCCCCACACTTCAACTTCGGTAAAGTACTCATCGTCAATAACGCGAGCGCCAGCAATAAACTTTCCAGCGTCCTTCTTCCAAACAGGAACACCGTCCCGCGTCCGCACAGTTCGAACTTCAACATTTTGTCCGACGTCAGCGATGTTCTTGCGCTTGGCGTGCATGCTGTTTGGATAGAACGGAACATTCCATGACAATCCCGAAACTACGGCTACTGCCCACTCGGCGACAATCGTTCTGATGTTTGCAATCAGTTCCGACTCCAACTTCCCATCTTTCTTACCTTGGGCGTAGTTGGGTCGGTCTTCGCTTCCAAACTTCATCATCCAACGGTTTACTGCAAGGTCGGTGCAGTTTCGTACTTCGTCTTTTGTCAGGGACACTATATTCATGTGTCTATCTCTCCAATGTATTCGTGCGAGTATGACCAACGCTTCGGGTCAATTGCCCACCGTTGCGCCCCGTCAAGGTTCTGTCCGTCTTTGCGTTTCATGTGATTTTTGGAAGTTGCCTTCCACTTCTTTGACTGGTCACGATATTCGCCCAGCCTAGGATGCGACGTTTTTGAGAAGTAACGCTTCTCGTTATCAATGTACACCTGAGCAATTGCCTCTGACAGACGCGGACCAATACCAAGACCTTGATAGTCAGGGTGGACCACTAAGCGGTGCTCACGGAAAGCGTTCTGAACAGAGCCAGATGGGTACGACATTGTCGCAACGAATCCGACTAACTGTCCTTCCCATGTTGCCATGTAGCACCGTGCGCTCGGGTTGAGCGACTCGGAGAGGTAGTGATAGTGAGAGAAGTGCGACCAAAGCGTCCTCTCGCACGGCTGTACTTTAAATACCAAGTCTGGTCGATGAAGCCACCTCCCGGAAGTCCATAAGCCACGGTCCGTGTCGATAATCCAGTCTGGTTCCAGATATTCGATGATGTCACGGTGGACCGTTGCGAGGACAATTCCGCTCACCCCGTTCTTTCGTACATATCGCGCCAAACCTGCAGACGCAGCCTTGGCTACGTTGCGGTCGACGACGGAAGTATATTCGTCAATAACAGCATTGTTGATGAGTTGTCGAGCAAGGTTCGCACGAAACTTCTGTCCGTTAGAGAGAACAGCAAACGGTTTGACCCAGTCAGGAACAGACATGAGTCCAGCAGCCGAGAGGCGCTCGTTGGCGTCAGTGGGGTCTGTAAAGTGTGAGGCGATTGTCATGTCAGGTTCCCATTTAGGGAACACGGGCTCACCGAACTGACTGAGAAGGGTGGACTTCCCCGTCCCCGACGCACCAACAATAATGCCTACCCCGAAGTCTGTGGGGAAGTTGAGAGGCAACTTGTATGGGTAGAAAAGTTCAGCATGTTCGGCGCTGTAGTCGAAGGGTTCTACCAGTGCTTGAGTCAACTCGTCAATCGGAATATCTGATATCAAAGGGGTGTCCATGCGTTCGAGTGGAATCCACTCGGCTTCTGTGTCTTTTTTCTTTTGTGTCATTGTCTTACCTTACTCTATTGAATGAAGCGGTCTGCTCCGCCGTATGTACCTTTGATGTTCAAGGGAGGAGAAGAGAACTTTTTACGGCGGAGCAGA